AAGGGCCCGGGCGCGTTCAGCATTTACTTCGCGGCCTCACGGCTGAGCGGGCTGGTCCCCGGCAGCTACGACATCGGGCTCACTGCCACGCGCGACGGCATGACCGAGCAGCTCTCGATCGGCACGGTCGCCTTCTACGAGGGCGTCGTCGGAGGGGTCAGCTGATGCCGGTCTTCTCGACCCATGTGAAGAAGGTCGTCGTCCAGCCGCGCTTCCCGGCGCGGGTGACCACCGACGCCGGCCTGCAGGTCAATGTCAGCGAGGGCGTCTTCACTTTCGCGCTCGACTACGAAGACATCGCGCCGGGCACTGGTCCCGAGGTTGCCGGGACTTGGGTCGCGGTCTGGGATGAAGACCTCGACACCTATCGCCGGGTGACGGTCGCGGAGCTGGGAGCGGGCGCTGGTGCCGGCTTCCTGATCTCTGCGAACAATCTCTCCGACCTGACGGATCCGGCGGCGGCGCGGAACAACATCGGTCTCGGCAACGTCAACAACACTTCGGATCTCAACAAGCCGATCTCGACTGCCACGCAGGCGGCGCTCGACGTCCACACCGGGCAGATCTCGACCCACACTTCGCAGATCGCGGCGAACACGTCGTCGATCGCGCTGAAGCAGAACATCGCGACCTTGATCGCCGATGTGAAGGCTGGCCTGCCTTACGTCGAGGGCACCTTCTTGCCGGATCTGAAATTCGGCGGCGCGGCGGTTGGTCTGACCTATGCCTCGCGCTCCGGCAACTACACGCGCATCGGCAATCGTGTCTTCTTCGATCTCGCCTTGACGCTGACCAGCAAGGGCTCTTCGGTCGGCTCCGCATTCATCGGCGGGCTTCCGATCGCGATAGCCAGCACATCGATCGCGGTCGCCGTGCGCGTGACCAACTTCACGGCAGGCGTTGCCGACGGGTTTATTCAGGCCGTCATCGATCAGGGGCAGGCCGCCGTGTGGATGCGACGCATCTCTTCCGGCGGGTCGGCCGACAGCGGCTGGACGAACACCGATTTCTCCAACACCACGGCAATCCAAGTCGCTGGTCACTACCAGTGCTAAGGGGCTGAGATGACCGACTACGGTGTGCAAGTCGTCAAGGTGAAGGTCGTCCCGCATTTCCCGGCGCGGGTGACCACCGATGCCGGCCTCGGCGTCGACAGCGAGAGCGGCGTCTTCACGTTTCACTTCGAGTTCGCCACGCTGACCCCGGTCGGCGATACCGGTGACGGCTCGACGACATGGATCCCGGTCTGGGATGAGACCACTGGCGAATACCGGCGGGTGAGTGTCGCCACCGCAGGCGAAGCTTTCGCGGGCGCGTCACCGGATTCCAACTTCATCATCGGCGCGGCTGACCCGTCCCTGCCCAATGCCGATGTCCTGACCTCGACGCCGACGGTCACTGTCGACTATTCGACGCCGGGCCAAGTCAAGCTCAACGCCGTTGCCGTCTCCGATCCGCTGAAGGCCGATCTCGCCTCGCCGACATTCACAGGCGATCCGAAGGCTCCGACGCCGAGCCCCGGTGATAACGACACCTCGATCGCGACCACGGCGTTCGTTAAGACGACGGTCGACACGGCGATCGCAGCGATCCCGCCCGGCGCGACCGGCGATGTCGTCGGGCCGGCGAGCGCTGTGGCTGACGCCCCGGTGCTGTTCAACGGCACCACCGGCAAGCTGATCAAGCAAACGACCTACCCGGCGTTCAAGACTTCTCTCGCCCTGACGAAAAGCGACGTGGGTCTCGGCAATGTCGACAATACTTCGGACGCCGGCAAGCCGGTCAGCACCGCCACCCAGACCGCGCTGAACCTGAAGGCGGATCTTGCGAGCCCGACATTCACTGGCGACCCGAAGGCCCCGACGCCGGCACCGGGCGATAACGACACCTCGATCGCCACGACCGCCTATGTCACTGCGGCTGATGCTCTCAAGGCCAACATCGCGTCACCGACCTTCACCGGAGATCCGAAGGCCCCGACGCCGACTGTGGGCGACAATGATACCTCGATCGCGACGACCGCCTTCGTCGCGACCGCGATCGCGGCAATCCCGGGTGGCGGCGGCGGCATCAGCAATGTCGTCGAAGACCTGACACCGCAGCTGGGCGGCGACCTCGACACCAATGCGTTCGACATCTGGTTCGACGACGCCAAGGGCATTCGCGATTCCGCCGGCAACGAGCAGCTGATCTTCCAAGAGACCTCGCTCGCGGTGAATTTTTGGGAGATGGAAAACGCGCCGGCCGGTTCGCCGGTTCGCCTGCGCTCGACCGGCGATGATGCCGTTGTCCCGATGGTGCTCGAAACCAAGGGCGCGACCTCGATCATCATGTCGCCGGGGAACGTGCGACAGTTCTCCGTCACCTACATTCCGAGTGCGGTCAATTGGATTGCCGTGAGTGGCGCACAGGTAGGCGGCACTCCAAACATTTCGGCAGCGGGGTCAGATACGGACGTCGGGATCATCCTGCAGTCCAAGGGCACCGATCCGGTCATTCTCGCCACCAACAGCGGCGCACAGGTGCAGGCGCGTGCCCTGCATGTCGCGAGCGCGGTCAACTACCTCACCCTACGCGGGTCTGCGGCTGGCTCTGGCGTGTCTCTTGGCGCAGATGGAACCGACGCCAACATCGCAACGCTCATAACCTCGAAAGCTAATCCGGTCATCATCGCGCCGGGCTTCGTCGAGGCTCTGCGTGTCAACTACCTAGCGAGTGGCGTCAACTACATCAACGCGACGGGCGCGATAGCTGGTGGCACCGCGTCCATCGGCGTCGCTGGTACTGACACCGATATCGGCCTCATGCTGTACAGCAAGGGCGGCGATGGGGTCGCTCTTGCGACCAACGGCGGCAACCAGACGCAGGCGGTTGCTTGGCATGTCGCCAACGCGGTCAACCACGTTGCCCTGCGCGGCTCAGTGACGGGCGCTCCCACGTCGGTCGCTTCGGCGGGCAGCGATCCAGACATCTCGATGCAGATCGCCACGAAGGGCGTCGGCGTAGTTTCGCTCGCGCCGGGCTTCGTCGAAGGCTTTCGTGTCAGCTATCTGGCCGGTGCCAACAACTATGTGAACGTGACCGGCGGCATCACGGCCGGCGCGGCTCCGACAATCGCGTCAGCCGGTGCAGACGCCAACATCTCTTTGATCCTCGCGAGCAAGGGCGCTAACCCGGTAAGGCTCGCCCCCGGTGCCATTGAAGGCTTGCGTGTTAGCTACGTCGCGAGCGCGGTCAACTATGTCGAGGCCAAGGGTGCGATAGCTACTTCTCGCCCTGAATTGAGAGCAACGGGAACAGACACCGATGTTGATCTGATCGTCGGCGGCAAGGGCACTGGCGGCGTCATCAGCTACCACAAGAACGTCGGTGGTCTTAATCTTCGGGACAGCGACAATTCACATCTGCTGGCGATCAATGCGACGAGCAATCTCACCGCCAATCGCACGCTCTCGATCGTCACGGGTGACGCCGACAGGACGCTCGACCTGACCGCCAGCTCCCAGCCGCTCGACGCGACACTGACCGCTCTGGCCGGGTTGGATGCGACCGCAGGTGTGCTCGTTGAGACGGCGGCCGACACCTTCACCAAGCGCACGATCACCGCGACCGCGCCGCTCACCGTGACCAACGGCGACGGCGTGGCCGGCAATCCGCTGCTCGCGATAGCCGCGACCTTCGGCGGGCTGTTGAACGTTCAGAAGTTCATCGCTGACGGCACCTACACGGTGAGCGCCGGCACGCGCGCGATCCTGATCTTCGCCACGGGCGGCGGTGGGGGTGGCGGCGGCGCTGGCACAGCCGACACCGCGACAGGCGGTGGTGGTGGTGCCGGGGCTACGGCAATCGGCTTCATCGCCTCTCCCGCCGCGTCCTACGCCGTTGTCATCGGGGCTGGCGGCGCGGCGGGCGTGGCGACAGGCGGCAATGGCGGCGCGGCTGGAGCGACCACAGTCGGCGGCGCAGGCGTGCTCAGCGCAAACGGTGGCTCTGGCGGCGACGGTAGGGCCACGGCGGGCAGCACGAACGGCGGATTGAGCGGAACGACTACTGCCGGCAGCGCCCTGATTTCGGGCGTTGCGGGCGGTGATGGCGGCAACGGCTACCGCGACGGCGGCGGCGCGACGGGCTTCAGCGGCATAGGCGGCGCGTCACTCTGGGGCGGTGGCGGACGCGGCGGCGCTGGCAGCGGGGTGAACCAGAACGGCAAGGCATGGGGCTCTGGCGGCGGTGGTGGTATACGCCTCAGTGGTGCCAACAACGCGGGCGGCGTCGGCTCAGTCGGCTTTGTCCTCGTTCTGGAGTTCGGGTGATCCATGCCACGCATCAAGGTCATCGACCTCTCACACCACAACACCCTCTCGGACCTCAGGCCGGCGTGGGACGCGGGCGTGCGCGGCGTCATCCACAAGGCGACCGAGGGCTCCAGCTTCACCGACGACATGATCGGCGCGCGCGCTACCCTCGCCAAGAGCGCCGGCATGCTCTTCGGCGCGTATCACTTCCTGCGGGCCGGCGACATGAATCAGCAGGCAGAGTTCTTCGTCGAGTACACGCTCGCCGAGACCGAGGGCATCTATCCGCCCGAGGAGGTGCTCTTCGCCGCTGACCACGAGGACCACGGCGTCTCGCTGGCGAGCCTCAAGACCTTCCTGAGTAAGGTCCGTCAGCTCACCGGCAAGGTGCCGATCATCTATTCGGGCAACGTCCTCAAGGAGCAGCTGCAGCTCGCCGACGATGAGATCGGCGACTATCCGCTGTGGCTGGCGCAGTACTCCTCGACGCCGGTCCTGCCGGCGGGCTTCAGCAAATATTTCCTCTGGCAGTACACCGACGGCAATGCCGGCCCCTCGCCGAAGAGCGTGCCGGGCGTCAACCCGCCGGTCGATTGCAACGACTATCAGGGCGACGATGCCCAGCTCGCCAACGAGTGGATCAACAGCGGTTTTGTGGTCGGCTCTGGAACCCCTGTCGGGCCCGAGCCGCCGATCAGGATCGACATCTCTGCCTTCGCCATCGCCCTCAGTGTCGAGGAGGATAGCAGCTACACCATCACGGTGCCCAAGGGCACCAAGGTGAAGATCGTCGAGGTCTGATGGATGGACCTGCGCGGGATGATCGTCCTGATCTTGGCGAGCGGCCTGACCATGGTTCTGGTTGTCGGTGTCGCCGCTCCCGCGTTCCTCGGCCGACCTCTCGGTGAGTTCGGCTCGCAGACCCTGTCGACCATCCTCGGCATGGTCATCGGCGTGATCTCGGCCTACGTCGCCAACGGCGTCATCCACCGCATCGAGAACCGCCCGCCCCCTGTGGACGAGGTCGAGCCGGGCCTTGACGTGACTCCATGGGTCGAGCCACCCTTCCATCGCGTCGACATCGATGCTGCTCCTCCCACCAAGGAACCGAACCCAAATGAGAACGGATCACATTGAGCGCTTCAACAAGGCGAGCGCCGGCTATCGCGCCGACTGCGAGCAGTACATCCGCGATTGCGAGAGCGAGCTGAAGCGGGCCCGGGCGATCCTCGATACGGTCAAGATCGCCGAGGCGCTGGTCGTGCCCGAGGGGGCTGAGAAGGCGCATCTGGAGGCGGTGCGGGTGCGGGATCTCAAGCGACCGAGCGGCGACGGGCGACCGCAGCCGCGTCAGGTCATCGAGATGGGCAGGGGCGACCCTGACAAGATCGAGAGAGAGCTGTCGGCGACGATCGAAGAGGTTTTGAACGCGGGGTAATTGGATGGACACTTACGCTCTGGTGCTGATCATCCAGATCACCACCGGCTCCGTCACATCGACCGACCGGGCGACCCTCGACATGGGCCTCCCGGTCGCCGATTGCATGGTGCGGGCTAAACCCGAACCCGTGACCCTGCTGCGCGACGAGCGCAGTCTGGTTATGACCTCGATCGTGTGCGAGCCGGAATCGCCGGCCCCGATGGGGGTGCCGAAGTCGGCGAGCCCGTCGTGATCACCGGCATCTGGTGTCGTGATCGATCGACCGGCAAGAAGGCTTCTTGCCGGCGTAAGACTTGCGGGACTTCTTCCAGCCGGGAGGCGGTTCGTGGTTCGGATGGTCTGGGTTCAGCTCGGCGGTGTTGGGATAGGCATCACCGCTGCCGATGATCTCGGCCCAGCCGGCCATGTCGTAGACGTCGAGCGCGGCCATGCTCTGCGGTGACGCCGACCAGAACTTCCCGATGACGCTCGCCGGCATGCCCAACTCGCGCATCAGGTCGGCGATGACTGCCGTCATCTCCCACACGTCGTTCCCATTTGCGTCGGAGGTGCGGTGAACGCCAATCCGCGACGTCTCGAAGACGGCGCGGTGACTGCCGACGGCGAAGATGATCACGCACATCGAGTAGCACTGGTCGGTCTTGCCGACGACGGTGTGCGCCTTGGTCTCGTGGACCTTGATCGCGAGATCGAGACCGGCCTCGACCTCGCCGCCGCCGGAGTTGAGGAAGAGCCGCTCGGGACAGCGGCCGTAGCGCTTGCAGCTGGCGTTCCACGCGGAGACGAAGCGGCGAGCGTCGCCCGGGACGATGTCGCCGGTCATCACCATCGAGACGCCTTTGTAGATCGGCTCAAAGGTGGCGGCCTCGGCGGCCGTAGCGAGGCCGAGGACAGCTGCTGTGGCGAGGGCGAGCGCTCTCACCGGAAGTCTCCCCGGAGCCACATCCATGTGAGCTTGATCGCCGAGAAGAAGACGAAGATGCCGAGCATGTAGCCGAAGGTGTTGCCGGCGCAGAAATTGCCCCACGTCAGCCAGCTCGGGCCGGAGCATTCCTTGACGTAGTGGATGCGAGCGAAAGCCTCGTTCGAGGCGAGCGTGCCGGCAACAAGGGCCAGAACGCCGAAGAGCTTGGTGGTTGTCACTTTTCAGTTCCTTTGGTTCGGTTGCTTGATTTGGTTCGACTTCGTGAATATAGTTTAGTCCGCCCCGATTTGGCAAGGGGGTCGAAAACTTGTTTCGCACAGGAGTATGAGATGACCGAAAAGACCAAGCCGACAGCCAAGAAGGCCATGGCGAAGGACGAGCCGGCCACGCCGCGCTACGTCTCCGACCGCTCGAAGGCGGTGCGGAAGATCATCGATGAGCTGGGCGGCAATGCCCTCGCGGCGAGAAAGCTCAACGAGAAACAGCAGAACATCAATAACTGGATCACGCGCGGCCGGATCCCGTCGACCTCACTGCAGCGGCTGAAGGCGGTATGGCTCAAGGAGGCCGGCGTCGTCCCGGCTGCGAAGAAGAAGCCGGCGTCGCCGCGCGCCCTTGTTGCCGGAGTCCTCGTGCCCGCCGAGTAATCGATGAATGAGGAGGCCCACTATCCCTTCGGCAATTCGCCGTGGAACAGCCTTGAGCGGCGCGACCTGCTCGTGCAGGCCGCCGCCGAGGGCCTGTCGGCGACAAGGATCGCCGCCTACATCAACAGCAAGCTGCCGCACAGCGGCGGCCCGATCACCCGCAACGCCGTCATCGGTGCCTGCCACCGGATGGGGATCATCCTCAACAGCCCGATTGCGCAGCGACTGCGAATCGAACGAAGAGTCGAGCGCGAGGCGGGCATCGTCCGCCCGCCGAGGAAGAAGAGAGCACCGCGCGTGGCAAGGAAGCCGAGCTGGGGCTATCAGGGCCCGAAGGGCGTCAACTGGACCGCGCCGAAGCCTCGCCCGCCTCCTGTGGATGACGTCGAGCGCTCGCCTCTCCTGATCCCGCTGATCGAACTGACCTCGTCCACATGCAAGTGGCCGATCGGTGACGTGAAGGAGCCCGGCTTCGGATTCTGCGGTCACCCGTCGGTCGAGGGCTCGCCCTATTGCGGCTACCACAAGAAGGTGTCGCGCGCGCCGGGGAATGCGGCGCTGCCGTTCGTGCCGAAGGACAGGAACGTCGAGGAGGCAGCATGAAAAAGCACGATGTCAGGAAACTGAAGCGCGTCGCGACACGGCTTGCCGATGCGCTTGCCGATGCGCTCGAAGAGCTGCGGCTCGACTACCCCGAGGACATCAAAGAAACAGGGATTGAAAAAACCGCCCACAAGGCTTTTCGTGCGGCGGCCAAGTTCGGCGTCAAGCCGGTCGGCTACCACGCGCACGAGCGGGAAAAGACATGAAGCGCGGTCAGTCGGAGTCGGTCAGCGAACAGCAGCTCGACCTGATCCTCGACACTGCGCTCGCCGTCGACTACCCGCCGATGCCGGCGCAGACCGTCTTCTTCCCGATGCCGCCGTCGACGAATGCGCTGTGGCGACTGACCGGCAAGGGCACCCGGGTCAAGACTAAGATCTACACCGAGTGGGAGAGCTACGCCGGCTGGGTGATCCACGGTCAGCGCGATCTCTGGCAGCGGACCAAGGGCGGCGTCATCCTGCAATTCCTGTTCGAGCGCGCGAGCCTTCTCTCCGATGTCGACAACCGCCTCAAGGCGGTGATCGATCTGCTCGCCCACGATGGTGTGATGGATGACGATCGCCGCGTCGTCGCGCTCTGCGCATCGTGGTGCGGCATCGGAGAGGTCTCGGCCCGCGCCGAGTTCCGGGGCGTGCCAGAGGCCGTGCTCGAAGGTCTGCGCGCCTCGAAGATCGGAGCCGGCATGGTGCGGGTCATTACCGTCTTGCCGAACACTAGAAACCCGTTTAGGTTCGTCAGTTCTCCCGACGCCAAGTCGGGTGTCTGGCTCTCACAAGAGGAACCCAACTAGATGGCGCTCACCCTCGCCGATCTCAAAACCACCGCCGTGGTCATGCCCGAGCGTGTCCTGATCTACGGCCCGCCCGGTCTCGGCAAGACCACCCTCGCATGCGAATGGCCGAACCCGATTCTGCTCGACATCGAGGGCGGCCTGCCACCCACCTACGACATCCACAATTTCCCACAGGAGAAACTGAAGACCTACGACGACGTCATCGATGCGCTCGGCCTGCTCTATCAGGAGGCGCACGACTACAAGACCGTCGTCATCGACACGATCGACGCCTTCGAGCCGCTGGTCTGGGAGCAGGCGTGCAAGATCAACAAGTGGTCGTCGATCGAGGCCCCCGGCTACGGCAAGGGCTACGTCGAGGCCGACAAGGACTGGCGGATGTTCCTCGGCGGGCTCGACGCCCTGCGCAACGAGCGAGGGATGAAGGTCGTTCTCATCGCGCACTCGATCGTCACTCAGTTCGATTCACCGACGACGGTCAATTACTCGCGCTTCGACATCCGCGTCCACAAGCGGGCGACGGCGCTGCTGCAGGACAAGGTCGACGCGATCCTGTTCCTGAACCAAGAGCCGACGATCAAGACCGAGACCGGCGCGTTCGGCAAGAAGAGCCATCACGCCGAGGGCGGCGGCACGCGCTGGATCTACACCGAGGGGCGGCCGGCCTTCGTCGCCAAGAACCGCTACTCGATGCCCGAGCGGCTGATGTTCCGCCCGGGCGATGGCTACACGACGCTCCAACCGTATTTCGGATTGCAGGCCCCTCCCGTCGAGTTGACAGATGACCCGGAGCCGATCCAGAGTGAGGGGGTTGAAATCGAAAAAACCTTTTAGCCGAAGCGAACTGAACCAACCGAAGCAAAGGAAAGCAAACCATGAGACTCAACCAAACCTTCGATCCGACCTCGGTCCCACCAAGTGAGCGATCGTTCGAGCTGCTGCCGACGGGCTGGTACGACGCTCAAGTGATCGAGACCGAGGTCGTTCCCACCAAGGCCGGCACCGGCACGATGATCAACATGACGTGGGAGCTGATGAACAGCGAGCACGGGAAAAGGAGAATCTGGCAGCGGATCAACTACCAGAACGACAGCGCCAAGGCGCAGGAGATCGGGCAGCAGCAGCTGGCCGAGGCGTTGCTCGCGATGGGCATCCCCAAGCTGGAAGACACCGCGCAGATGCACTTCATTCCCTGCGCTCTCCGGGTCGGCATCGAGGAAGACAAGACCGGGCAGTACGACCCCAAGAACAAGGTCAGCGGCGTCGCCCCCTACGGCTACCGCCCGGGGCAGGGCCAGCAGGCCCAGCAGGCCCCGCAGGCGGCAAGGCCGGGCATCCCCGGCCGGATCCCCGGGCCAGCCGCTCCCGCCCCTCAGGCGGCCCAGCAGGCCCCCAGAGGCACGCCACGGCCCGCGCCGCCGGCAGCGGCTCCTGTACCGCCTCCACCCCGGCAAGCCGGTCAGCGGCCCGCCGGGGCCCTTCCTTGGGCCCGCTAGGGGCCTGACGACATCGGGGCCAAGGGCGCGGTCCTTTCACGGTTATCACCCGCACCCTCGTCCCGAGAAACCCCGCTCCGGTGGAGCCCCGCGCGAAAGCATCCGACGACGCGCAACTCAGAACCGGAGCGGGGCCAAATTTTCAAGGAGACCACGCCCGTGACCAACGAAGAATTGGCGATCGAGTTCTCTAATCCAGCTCACGTCGCCGTCGAGATCATCGATGGAAACGGCGAAGAGATCGAGAACGAGTTCAAGCATCGGATCGATCTGTTCACCGAAGGCGGCACCTACTCCGTTCGCGTTCTGAGCACGTCGCTGACCCAGCTGGACCTCGACAATCCGCACGCCGGCCTTCGCTACGCCTTGGCCGTCGTTCTGGAACGTAGCTAGAGACCGGGGCCAAGGCTGGGGCGTTAGCGAGGAACTTGCGCTCCACCTCGTCCCGAGAAACCCCGGTGGCCGGGAGGTGGCGTTCTTGAGACGGAACCAGCGCCATCAGATCGAACTGCACCCGGCCACCGGGGCCATCATCCACAGGGGAGGAACCCACCATGACGGACGCCACCGAGAAGAAATATGCCGGCCTGCCGGTTCAGGGCTACCAGAGTCAGCCGCAGTCGAAGATCGTCATCGTCAACGCCAACAAGGAGGTCGAGGAGCGGGTGCTTCGGATCCTCGACACGCTGAAGGGCCTCGGACCCGAGCATGTCGACCAGCGCTGGCTGGCGATCGGCAGGACGAAGATCGAGGAAGGTTTCATGGCGGTCAACCGTGCGGTGTTCCAGCCGCAGCGCTTCGAGCTGCCGCCGAAAGCCGAGACGATGGATGAGGCGATCGACCGCATCAAGAGCTACGTCGACATGGAGGCGAAGTGATGCCGGCGCACCGGGAGCGACAGTTCGACCTGTTCGAGGAGATGCACGCCGACGCCCAGAAGATTGCCGCCGAACGGCCCGAGCTAGAGGACACGGTCAAGATCTCCTGCGGCAAGCTGCAGCTCTGGTACTACCCGGCGAGCAAGAGCAAGCACTGGGTCATCCAGCCGACCGGCATCGTCACCCAGCGCAATGCGCGCAAGTGGCTCAAGGAGAAGATTGGATGAGCCTGTTCAGTCACGAAAATTCCTTCGCGCTGGCGGTCGGGATCCTGATCGTGACCTGCATCGTGATCGGCCTCGTGGTCGGTCTTCTTATTTCACGAATGTTCTGGGTGTTCTGATGGCTGCTGTTCCGCCGATGGAAAAAGACACCGACGCGATCCTCGCCGCGATCTGGGGGGTTTATAACAAAATTGCGATAGAGGATGCCGCCGACGAGAACGGCAAGCTGCGAGCGTCATCCCTCGGCGGTCCGTGCGAGCGGGCGCTCTGGTACTCGTTCCGCTGGGCTGATCTGCCGGAGCCGTTCGAGCCGCGCATCACCAGACTCTTCGACACTGGAAAACGCGAAGAGATCAGGGTGCTCCAAGACCTGCGCGTTGCCGGCATCAAGGTCCACGATTCAACGGTCGACGAGGATGGTGGCCGGGTTCAATTCTCGATCGAGTTCGGCAACGGCCACGGCAAGGGCAGTGTCGACGGCGTGCTGGAGAATCTTCCCCGGGGCCCTGACCCGGTCAGCGGCGAGCCGCGCTTCTACAAGGCACCGCACCTGCTGGAGATCAAGACGCACAGCCTGAAGAGCTTCGAGGAGCTGCACAAGAAGGGCATGCGGCTGTCGAAGCCCCAGCACTACGCGCAGATGCAGCTCTACATGCGCGGCCTGCATCTCGATCGCGGTCTCTACTGGGCGACCTGCAAGGACACCGACCACATCTATCTGGAGCGCGTCCGCCTCGATGTGGAAGAGGTCACCGCGCTCGACGCTCGTGCCCAGCGCATCGTCTTCGACACCGGCATTCCCAACCGCATCTTCGACGACATCGACAACAAGGTGGCGTGGGTCTGCCGGCAGTGTTCGCATCGCGGTCTCTGTCACTACAAGGAGCATCCGGTTCGGCGGAACTGTCGGACCTGCATCAGCTCGACGCCGCAGATCGGTGGCGGCTGGCACTGCGCGCGCTGGGGCACCGACATCGACGAGGAGCGTCAGCGGGCAGGGTGCCCGTCGCACCTCTACCTGCCGTGGCTGATCCCCGGCGAGCAGCTCGATGCCGGCGTCGATGGCGAGGGCAACCTCATCTGGACGAGCTACATCGTCGAGGGCGAGACCCTCGTCGACAGCATCGATCGCGACTCGCCGTCCATCGGGCTAGAGCCGGCGGTGCCGGTGTGACGCCCGAGGAGGCGACGGAGCTGATCAAGGGCATGGCCTTCGGGCTGCGCATGCGACGCGCTGCGACCTGCCTCTCCCAGCGCCTCGGTTACTGGGTGACCACCGAGCGACTGATCATCTCGGTCTATGGCGACCTCGACGAGCCAGAAGACGCCAAGGCTTGCATCAAGGCGATGACCAACGAGCTGCGCAAGCGGCTCGGGCCGCACGGCCTCACGATCGAGGGGCGGGCCTATCTCGGCCGCCGCATGGCGTGGGACAGCCTGACCCAGCAGATGTTCGGGCATTTGACCCGGTTGCCAAAACAGTTTACAAGGAGCGATTGACCAACGGTTGGTCTCCCAGAAGCAGGAGATACCATGGACCTCTTTGACGCGATCAAGCCTGCGTCGACCATCACGCTGCGGCCCTATCAGGACACGGCGGTCGACGCGCTGTTCCATTACTGGCAGGTCGGCAACCAGAACGGCGATGCCGGCGAGCTGGGCGCTGTCGGCAATGCGCTCATCGACATGGGCACCGGCCTCGGCAAGTCACTGATCATCGCCGAGATCGTCCGCACGCTCGTCACCGATTACCCCGGCTTCCGCATCCTGATGGCCGTCCACGTCAGGGAGCTGATCGAGCAGAACTATCGCCAGCTGATCGCGCTGTGGCCGCAGGGCAGGAGCATCACCGGCATTTACAGCGCCGGCCTCGGCAAGCGCGAGCACGAGACGCAAGTCGTCTTCGGTGGCATCCAGAGCGTCTCCCACAAGGAGGAGGTCGACGGCTTCGACCTCGTCCTCATCGACGAGGCGCACCGGATCCCGAAGGACGGCATCGGGCGCTACCGCACCCTGCTCGCCCGGCTGCGCGCGTCGAAGCCCCACCTCAAGGTCGTCGGGCTCACGGCGACGCCCTACCGGCTCGACAGCGGTCGCCTCGACCAAGGCAAGGACAAGCTCTTCGACAAGATCGTCTACTCGTACAATCTTGGCCCCGGCATCGAGGACGGCTGGCTCGCGCCGGTCAGATCGAAGAGCGGTGTCAGCGCCGCGCAGATCAACACCAGCGGCATCAAGAAGACGGCCGGGGAGTTCAACGCCGGCCAGCTCGAAGAGGCGGCGCTGAAGACCGGCATCGTGCAGGCGGCGTGCGCCGACATCGTCCGCAAGGCGGCCGGCGGCATGCCGATCAAGAAAGGCTCGCAGGAGATCGAGCCGCCGCGCAAGAGCTGGCTGATCTTCGCCTCAGGCGTCGACCACGCGGCGGCGATCGCCGTCGAGCTGCAGCGCCTCGGCGTCAACGCGCATCTGATCACCGGGGAGACGCCGAAGGATATTCGCGATAGCCTCATCGCCCGCTTCCGCGACGGCAAGATCACGGCCCTCGTGAACGTGAATGTTCTGACCGAGGGATTCGATGCACCGGGCGTCGACCTGATCTGCATGCTGCGGCCGACGATGTCGACCGGGCTCTATGTGCAGATGGTCGGGCGCGGCGTGCGTCACTCTCCGGCGACGCTGAAGGACGACTGCCTCGTCCTCGACTACAGCGGCAACATCAAGCGCCATGGTCCGGTCGATGACGTCAGGCCGAACGAGAAGAACCAAGTCAACGCGCGCGAATGTCCCGAGTGCGGTGAGCTGCTCAAGAAGAGCGCGAAGGTCTGCACGCGCTGCGGCTACGTCTTCCCGCTGCCGGAGCCGAGGGCCGACGACGGCTTCGATCGCACGGTGACGCACAATGCCAAGCCCGAGGAGGAGATCTCGATCCTCTCCGGTCGCAAGCTCGTCCCGGGCATCGACACGCCGCTCGAAGTGCCGGTGACGGCGTGGTCGTTCTCGCGCTGGCACTCGAAGACGCCGGGCGGCCCCGACACTCTGCGCGTCAGCTACGTCGCCGGCTTCCGCGCCTACTTCGAATGGATCTGCATCGAGCACCCGCGCGACTCTTATCCGCGCAAGAAGGCCGACGACTGGTGGAAGGATCACATCACGGCCGGCGGCAGGATCAGCGGCGCGCACACCACCGTGCCCACCCCCTCGACTGTGGATGAGGTCTCCCAGCGCTGGAGCGCCCTGACCATGCCGAAGACGATCAGGGTTCGGAAGGAGGGCGAGTACTGGAGGGTGCTCGGCCGCAGCTTTGCTGGGGTTTGAGGGGGCTTGCATCCCCCGCTAAACCAGTTTACATATGGGTCAGGCGGTTCCGCACCGGGCCGCCCTGACAAGGATGCACCAGATGACCAAGAAGACCTACCCCACCCTCGGCGTCGCAGAGTACGCCGCCCTCCGTGAGTACGCGATCACCAACGGGCGCAGCTGGAAGCAGCGCCTGCAGACGGATTGGTACTACGGCCGCCACGACAACACCGACGCCGGCATCACGCTCTACGGCCTGCGCAACCACCCCGACTACGGCCCCTCGTGGCTCGATGACTTCAGCTTCCCGAAAGGAGCCCTCAAGTGAAACACGCCCCCGTCAAGTGGATGAACGGCGAGGTCTTCGCAGGCCCCGCGCTGTATCGGGTCTATGTGACCACCACCGCGAAGTACAAGGGAGCCGAGCCCTTCATCAGCCGCGTCGGCGATGCCCGCTCGATGGAGGGGTGCCGCAAGCTGATCGCTGAAGACCTCGCCGCAATGAGCGAGACCTTCGGCGGCCTGATCGCGCCGGTCGGCACCAAGGGCCGGTCCTACCGGGTCTTCAAGAGCGAAGGCTGGACCGAGCTGGAGATGATCCAGACCGACAAGCCACGCACGCTCGCCGACCGCACGGCCGAACAGAAGGCCGCCGGCTTCACCCCGGGCGAGGGCGAGGTGACGCGACGCTGACAGGGAGGGCGGGGGCTTGACGCCCCCGCTAAACCTGTTTACATAAGGGACAGGCGGTCCCGCACCGGGCCGCCCTGACCAAGGATGCAAATCATGTCTAACCTGACCAACTCCGAGATCCGCGACTGGATCGCGCGCAACCAGAGCTTCGGCTTCGCCGTCTCGATGGGCGAGGCGCTCGACCGCTACGGCTCACTGACCGCGAACCAAGAGGCGGCCGTCGAGCGCTGCATGGCCCGTGACGCGGCGCGCAACACCGCCCGGGCCCGATCGGTCGCCGCCCCGGCGATCGACGTCTCCAAGATCGAGGCGGCCTTCGCCACCGCCCGCTCGAACGGCATCAAGGCCCCGAGGCTCCGGCTCGCCGCCTTCACCTTCTCGCCGGCCCCCGAGACCGGCAAGAACCCGGGTGCGGTCTACGTCAAGGCGCGCAGCTCTCGCGAATACCTCGGCAAGGTCGTCTCCGGCCAGCTGAAGTGCGTCGAGGCCGGCAGGCCGCTGGAGACCGAGATCATTGCAGCCGCCGCTGATCCGGCGGGTGCAGCCAAAGCCTACGGCCTCGCCTCGGGCGAATGCTCGATCTGCGGCCGGCAGCTGACCGACCCGCCGTCCATCGCCGCCGGCATCGGCCCGGTGTGCGCCAAGAAGTGGGGGTTCTGATGGCCGGGCTCATCATCATCACCGTCGCCGGGGGTGTTCTCACTCTCGGCCTCGTCCTCGATTTCTTCATGCGGCGAAGCGAGCGCTGGGGCGAGCGCTGGGATGACTTCTGGTGGTCTGCGGGGTACGCGATCGAGGCCGCTGCCGATATCATCGGCACCTTGATCGCTGGCGCGGCAACGCTCGCGCTCGTGGTGGTCGCCGTCATCGTCATCGTCAACATCGCCGAACAGAAGAAGGTCGAGCGCGAGGCGGCGTTCCACGATGCGGTCGCCGATGCGGTCGCCGACGCTCTCGCCGAACGGGGGATCGGACAATGACAGCCTTCTACCGCGCCCGGTTCTCCGACGGTGCGGTCCGCGTGCGGAAGGGCGTGACGAAAGTCTACGCCGCCGCATGGCGGGCCGTCGGCCGCTACACCACCAAGGACGGCGTCACCCATGACGTCGTCGAGGGCGGGTTCTCCGGCTCCGACGATCAGGCATACCGCAACAGGGACGCGACCGTCGCGTGGCTCAAGCGCGGCTACCGGGTCGAGTGGACAGTCTTCGAGGTCGTCCCGCTCGACGTGATCACCGAGAAAACTTTCGACGCAATCCAGCGAGAACAGCAATGAGCGGACAAGAGAAGCTCGACCGCGAGATCGATCGCCTGATGACCATGTCAGCCGAGGCGGTCAGGGAGAAGCGCACGCACATCGTCTGCAAGGCGGTGCCGATGCTGGCGATCCTCGCGCTCGCCAAGCTCGCGCTCAACATCGGACTCAGCTCCAGAGCCGAGGCGATGATCGCGGAGGCAGCGGTGACCGAGGTGCAGACGTGGGAGATGATGCACGACAAGGCGACGCCCGATCACCTCGGACTGATCCCGTCGTTCCTCGACGCCAGCAGCGACAAGAGCCTCGCCGACCAGCTCAACGACGGCTACCAGCACGGCGGCGGCTATCCGAACAGGGGCTGGAGCAGCTCACCGGGGCGTCCCGGCCCGTGGCGATACGACGCCGAGAAGCACACGCTGAACTACCCCGGCGATCCGCCCTTCACCGCCCTGTGGAGGATGAGCAAGGGCGACGAGGAGCTGATCGTCTTCGGCAGCGCGATCGTCATGGTGCGCGACCGGAAGACTGGCTCCTTTGTCGTCGGGCGAATGGACTGATGCGCGACATCTTCAACGAGCCCGAGCTGATGAAGCGCCAGCTCAAGGGCATGCGCGTGACGATCGGGGATATCATCGTGCAGAACGCCTTCGAGTTCATCCACAAGGGCGAGCGCATGCTGGTCCTCGCCGCGACCCAAGACGGCTGGGATCACGTCTCAGTGTCGTTCAAGGACCGCTGTCCGACGTGGGACGAAATGGAGCCC